GTTTTACACTCCGACGAATCGTGTTGGAGCATTAAAGGCAAAATACCAATCCAAACACTAGATCACAGAAAGAACAACCTAAAAATAACGGGTTTGGTGGACAATGTACTTGTCACCTACACAGATGACCCAGGTACGTCTTTCAAAGAAGCCTTTGACGCCTATCCCGACCACGAGTTTATTTTCATTCGAGGGAATGACAACTATGACTTCCCCGGAAAAGAAACAATCCTTGAACTAGGGATACCTATTGAATTTACGGAGTACACGGCAGGAATTAGCAGCACTCAGATAAGAAATGAACTACTGTGCGACTAATATGGCTACTAGCGGCACATCATTTTGCCGATGTTGCGCTTCAACCAGACTGGTTGATAAAGTTGAAGTCAAAGCGACTGTTTGCAATTTTTGAACACGTTATGGTATACACAGGAGTTGTGTGTGCCACCCTGTATTGGTTGGGAGATACAGTCACGCCTTGGATATTTGCGTACTTTGCTGTAGGTCACTGGCTAACAGACGCATTCTTCTACCAGTTTCTTCCGTGGAAAACTGGAAAGCCTAAACCTTACTGGCATGTCTACCCTGACCAAGCACTGCACTATTTACAAATAGTGCTTTATCTTCTGCTAATAGCCTAGACTTATTTTTAAGGCACGTCTATAAACCCACGACGAACGTCCGACAGGTGACCATGGGCAGAGTACTTCTCTAAGTCTTCATGCAGGTTCGGCATGAAAACACCGCCTGCAGGAATGTCCATGTCTTGCCAAACGGGCGTAATGCGTGTACCTACAGGCAAGGTCTCAAATGGGTCGTTACCGTGTCGTAAATGAACTTCAGTAATGAAGCCTGACCGAGTTTCGATGTTGATACCGTTGACAGGTAAATCAACAAGGTTAATAAAATGGGAGCACTCATGAATATCAGAAACATCTGTTTCAGGAAGTCTTTCCCAATGACTAAACCTAGTCAAGTTCTCGTCGCTTGAATGAAATCCTTCCCATGCTGATACGGTATGCCAGCCACCCTGAGAATCTTTTTGAAAGTCAATAGAAAGGTGCGGTCCTTCTAACCACTCACACCAAAAGCTACCGGGAGGAACCACAGCATTGTTTAAAAAGTCGTCCTCCATTTGCGAAAGATACAGAAACTTTGTTGCTCCGATCCCCATACCAAAAAGGTTGTATACAGGTCGATGGATGTAAAACCCCTCATATTGTGGGGCACAGCCAGCGGGTCCTGCTTCTAATCCTTGATGTAACGCAACTTCTAGCTTATTGAACAGCCAACGAACTGCAGGATCATCTTTGAAGCGCTCCCAAGTTGCAAAGTCTTCGTCTTCGTCAACTTTCAAAAAATCCGTCATGTTGAAATATTCCTTAGTTGTTGTGCATCAAGAAACACTGTCGCTGTACCATTTACAAGTTCAACTTGGTCTAACGGAACCCCAACCTTAGAAGCCAAAGTTGCTTTAATCTTCAGCTCATCCATCGGATCATAATCAACCCAAGGCCCTACATCGGCAAACGGGTCCACGACAGCAGGGACTGGTGGAGCAACACAAACTTTACAGCAAAGTCTATCTTCATTGACTTTAGGCTTACGCTTCGTCTCTACTGTGTGAGAGCACTCAAGCTCAACATGCCAAACAGTATTACCGTATTCGCCAAATTTCACGGCGTTAGTGACAGTACGCTTAGGGCCTCGTTTACTCATAGTTTTATTCTATCCGCTCACTTGACTTCATTCCACCTAAACCGTAGAATACAAACATGGATAAAGATAAACTTCTCGAAGATGCTCTAGGACAAATTGAAAAGCAGTTTGGTGCTGGAAGCATCATGCGTCTAGGCGACGCTGCTTCAATGCAGATTGAAACGATTTCAACCGGCTCTATCGCTCTTGACTTGGCGCTAGGTGTTGGCGGTGTTCCTCGTGGACGAGTCACCGAAATCTATGGACCGGAGTCTTCCGGCAAGACAACCATTGCTCTGCATGTAATTGCAGAAGCCCAAAAGAAGGGCGGCAAGTGTGCGTTCATTGATGCGGAGCATGCCTTAGACCCTGTTTATGCTAAAGCTATTGGTTGCGATATTGATGATCTTTTGGTTTCGCAGCCAGACACAGGTGAGCAAGCATTAACTATTACTAACAAGCTGATTGAGTCAGGTGCTCTAGACGTGGTAGTTGTAGACTCAGTTGCTGCGCTTACCCCTCGTGCTGAGATTGAAGGCGAAATGGGAGACAGCCACGTCGGCCTACACGCTCGCCTGATGTCGCAGGCGATGCGAAAGATTGTAGCCAACCTGAATCATTCTAAGACAACCCTTATCATGATTAACCAGTTGCGTGAAAAGATTGGTGTCATGTTCGGCTCTCCTGAAGTAACCACTGGCGGCAAGGCGCTCAAGTTCTATGCGTCAGTTCGGATGGACATCCGTCGTATTGAAACGCTGAAGGATGGCGGCGAAGCCTCTGGCAACAAGACACGAGTCAAGGTTGTCAAGAACAAGTGTGCGCCTCCTTTCCGTCAGGCAGAGTTTGAAATTGCATACGGTGAAGGAATCAGTCGCACCGGAGACATCGTGGACATCGCTGCTGAGATGGGTATCCTTGACAAGAAGGGTGCGTGGTACGCCTACAAGGGCGAGAACATCGGACAGGGGCGTGCTAACACCAAGGCTTTCTTGGACGAAAACGAGCAAATCCGAGAGACAATCGCAGATACCATCTACGCATCGATTTGACAAACGCTACCATATGTAGTATCCTTGCTGAGCAAAGAAGGAGAAGCATATGGCTCGAAAAAAGAAAACACAACCTGTCGGCCCTCCTGAAGGATGGGTCATTAGCGAAGAGTATCAAATCTCTAGTCAGATCACACTTGGCAGAGGCGATGTGTGTAAGATCAAAGGCGAGCGTGGAACGTTTGTTTTCAAACGCCACGTTGTAAACACTAACTTAACGCCTGCTAGTGAATGGATTGATCTGTGGGGTGGCTCACACGGTCACGGCCAGTGGAGATCGATTACTCCTGATAGGCTGAAGCACATTCCTACGAAGCGTCGCAGGACAAAGAAAAACCCCCAGTCACAATCGTAACCGGGGGTCTTCTTGTTAGTGGATTGACACAAAAGGAGCAAAAGGCCATCCCCCAACAGTCTTAGTTTACAGCATCGCTTGTAGTTGGATCAAGCGATACTTAACACAACTTAGACGAGTGAAGCAGTGGACTTGTCGCCAATTTTGGTAGCGGCAAATGACTTCAGTACTGAAAGGGCAGCAGCTAGGCCAGCGGCAGCAGCACCCTTGGCTGATGACATATCCGTAACAACAAACATCGCAGCGAAAGCCTGAATGAATGTCATAGCAGCACGTTCAGCAACCTGCTTGTACATGTTCATATCCATTTACAATTCTCCTTGTTAGGGGATACTTAAAAGGCTATTTGCCTCTTAAATATTGTACCATACGGGCTACATGCCCCCAAAAGAACCTTTATAGAAACTTGAGTTAACTTTTCTTAGGCTGGGTCATGCTGAATGCAGCATCAATCTCATCAGCAGTAATCTTTCCGTCATCAGCATACGCTGCTGCAAGCTTCTGAATAACAGTCGCAGCAGACGTAGCACCTGCCAATACGGCAGCTTTCCACGGATCAATACCACCAATAAGACTAGAGCTACCAACAATAGCCATAGCATTCATTGCGAACACCGCCGCAATTCGGCCTAAGGTGTTCCACACAAGTTGATTAGTTGCTTTCATTTTCTCTCTCATCATCTACATAGTCTAATACAGTGCCCAGCAGATGCAGTGCAAGACCCGCAAGAGAAATATATATTCCTTGCTGCAACGTGGTCGATGACAGAGTAATCAACACCAACCCTGTACCTGCTAATGTCCATCCCAGGTAAAGCATTTCTCTACCCATACGCCGGACGGCTCCAAATGTTAGTTTGATTATCTTTTTCATGGTGCCTCCTTTCACCGAGACCTTCTTCTAGAACTACCCTTTTTACCGCCACCGGAGTCGCCTCCGGGGCCTCCACCGCCACTACCAGAACCACCGCCGCCACCGGAAGGACCAGATGGACCAGCAGATGCAGCAGCGGCAGCAACCGTTACGGCTGCACTCGCAGCAACAACAGTACGCCGAGTTTCAGTGTCAACAGTAGACCCTTCAGCAACATATTCGTTGTAGGCTTCGTCATCAAAGATGTCTACAGTTGCTTCAAACCGTTCCTTGACTTCATCATCCGCTTCGTTGATGGCGGCTACAAGAACTACTTTGGCGTCATCAGAGATTTCATCAAAGTTTTCGTCAGCGACAAGGCTTTCAATTTCTTCTGTGGTGATTTCGCCGTCAACAACAGCCAAGAACTCTTCCGCAAGTTCCTCATCCAACTCGTCTAGTGCTTCTACAACTTTCACTTCTGCTTCATCAACCTCAACTAAGTCAACGCCTTCAGTAGCAATACCAAGCGCCTCAAACTCTACTTTAGTTTCAGCCGCTTTTTCTTCCGCTGGTGTTAGGGGAATAGTGGTAGTTACCGGTGGCGGCGTTGTTGTCGTCGTTGGCGGTAGCGTTGTTGTCGTGCTTGTCGTTGTCGATGTAGTCGTAGTTGGGGTTACCGTAGTCGTCGTAGGCGGTACAGTTGTAGTCGTTGATGGTGGGGTCGAAGTGGTAGATGGCGGTGCCTCCGTAGTCGTAGTTGTAGGCGCTACCGTCGTTGTTGTTGTAGGCGGCAACGTCGTTGTTGTCGTTACTGGTATTGTAGTCGTTGTAGTTGTCGTCGGAGGCAACGTTGTTGTGGTAGTAGTGGTTGTCGTCGTTGTGGTCGTCGTGGTTGTTGTAGGAGGTACCGGCTCTGAAACAGTAAGTGTTACTTGAGTAGACCATCCCGAATACAACGCAAGCGTGTCGTTGTCAGAACGAACATCAAAGACGTACTCTTCGTCTAAACCCCCAGTGTTCTCAAACAGACTATAGGGCAGCGTGTACTCAGTATTAAGCGCTCCCTCTTCACCCACGTTTCCAGTAGCAACTCCCCACCCAGCATCCGGCGGTATGCGGAAAGATATTGCATAACGCTCTGGATCAACGTTTCCGGTATTTGGTTCGTCCCAGTCCAGAAACACGCCGTCAGCAGTTAGCTCACCGGTAAGATTCATGGGTGGACCAATTGTTTGCGGAATCGTGGTTGTGGTGGTTGTTGTCGTCGTAGTTGTTACTGGTGTAGCCCAGGTCCAGTTGTTTACAACAAAGCCGCACAGGGTAGAAGAAGTCAACCCTTGACATGTGTCCCATGATGCGTTTGACGACCAACCGTTCGGCGGCGAGTTACTGTTGATTGAGTTAAAGTATGGGTTGGTGAGTAGGCTTGTTAAATCAGTCCACACTCCCGAACCATCTAGTTTCGCTTGGAACGAAACTTCTTTAATCTCGGTACCATAATTGCCGCCCCATCCTTCACCGTCTTTCGCCCAGATACGAATCTTTACCGTATCCCAGTTTGTCGAATCTTGAACGTTACTAGACACCGAGGCTTGGAACCAGCCAGACCCAACTTCAACCCAAGAAGTAGGTGCCGATGATGTCAGGTTGCCTTGCAGCAAGTTACCCGCCGAGTCATAAGCGGCATACTGCGTCGCCACGTAATCGTTAACATCGTAGAAACGCTTAACAAGAGGGGTGACAACAATTGAATCAATCTCTCCCGCATATGAAGAAACGTCAATTGTTTGCTCAATGTATGCAGGGGTATAAGAGAATCTGACCCCGTTGTAGGTGCTGAAGTTTGTGGCAAGCGTTAGATCGGTGACAAGAGAGTACTCTCCACCATCGTAACCGTTTCCATACTGACTACAGCAGTATCCAGCGTGGAGACGGTAGACGCCAGCATCTAGCGTTGTGTCGATCTTTGATGAAACACACTGCGTTTCATCATTGTGGTTACCGTCATCATTTGATGCGAGTACTGTGCCCGACAAGTCGTACAGCCACAAGAACGGGTCAGATGTCAACTGGGTGCAAGAACTGTTTGAGTTGCCGTAGATGACAACATTAGTAGCGTCTTCCGAGACCTCAAAGTACCAGTCAGATTCTTCGGTAACTGTGTATGAAGCGGCGGCTGCTGGGACCGGAGCGAACCACGCTAGTGCAAAAACCCACACAAGCGACGCTTTAGCTGCACGCCTAAAATGTTTACCTCTACCCATAATTTCTCCACAAACAGCACTTAACATTTATTGTACAAGGAAAGCCCTTGCCTGATTTGTGAAACGTGGTATAATACGAAGTATGCCGAACTATACTTACTCTTGCCCTACGTGTGGTACATTTGAAACATTTCAGAAAATGTCTGACGACAGCCTTACCGAGTGCCCGACTTGTTCCAGTTCGGTTAAAAAGATTTACAGCGCTCCAGGCTTTGTAGGCATGCCTAACGGACCAAAAGATACTGCTCCGGCATACAATTCGGAGAGATCAGCTCTTTGGAATTCGGCACAGGCGGAGTAACATGGCCAGAATTACCTTTCTGACAGGAACAATGGCCTCTGGAAAAACCACCCACCTCCTGCAAACACATTTTAATATTGAAGCAGCCTTTCCAACCCAAGTGTTACTCGTAAACCGAAACGACCGGATGGGAACATCTATCTGTTCTAGCCGGATGGGTGGAATGACAGTATGCGAAACAATAAACACAGACGACTCGCTAGTAGCTTTAATAGACGACCACAACCATACTAACCAAACATCTATCAAATATCTGTTCGTAGATGAGGCACAGTTTTTAACTAGTGAACAAGTTGACGATCTAGTTGAACTAGCTGACCTTAAAGATATTGAAGTCTACGCTTATGGTCTACTAACTAATTTCAAAGGACACCTGTTCTCTGCGTCACAAAGACTTATTGAAATATGTGACAGACTAATTCAACTGGATAACGGAGTACGCTGCTGGTGCGGTAAGCCCGCCACACACAATGCACTATTCATTGCGGGCGAACCACACACTGAAGGAACAGAAGAAGTGGTAGACGACAGCGCCGTGGTTGAATACCGGGTCATGTGCAGAAAGCACTTTACTTCACATCGGAACCATCAATCAAAGACTCGCAGTAAAGTGAATCGTACCATCGTCTAGCTGTTGAGCTTCGATGGACAAGCCTTCAAATAGTACGCTAACTACGTTTAGCATGTCGTCACGAGTCTCTTGTTCTTCCCCTTCTTCAGGGTCGTACAAATCAACAAGAGTGTCTACAAAGTAGTCGTAAAGGGCTTGCATAGCCTCATCAGAGTTTTCAATCACCATAATGTTAGTTTATTGTTCTGATCTTCCAGAATCAAGCAATCCGACAATTTGGTCTTGACAGACATGTAGGCACAGAGTAGTATATGGACATCTGTACATAGTCAACATGATAGGAGAAGATAATGAGCAATGCAGATATTACAGTAACCGGTAACGTTACCGCCGACCCCGAACTGAAGTTTGCCAACAACGGCAACGCACGTTTGTCGTTTTCAATTGCGTCAAACAAGCGCTTTCAGGTCAACGGCGAGTGGCAGGAAGAGACAAGCTTCTTCAACGTAGTGGCGTGGCGAGGAATCGCAGAGATGGCCGCTAACGTGCTGGAAAAGGGCACGCCCGTAGTTATCAAGGGCCGACTGGAACAGCGCTCGTGGGAGAATGCTGAAGGCGAAAAGCGTTCAACTGTCGAAATCGTTGCTGACACTGTTGCTGTCAATACCATCGGAATTGAAAGCCTGGAGCGCCGCCGTGGCGGTGGAGGTGGCGGCTCAAGCCGTCCTGCGCCTCGCCAGAAGGCGACAGTTCCTAGCAGCGATCCCTTTGAGGATTTCTGATAGCCACCTAGCAGAAAGGAGTACAGCCCCCCGAAAGGGGGGCTTCTTCTTTGGTATTGACATTTACTAAAAAGGAGTGTAGTCTGTAAGCATGGACAAGAATGAATGCAAAAGCGCAGTTGAACTACTGAGTGTGACATGGAACCAGTCACTAGACAACGCCTCGTTAACCATCCGAATGAAAGGCTACTGGGAATACATTAGCGACCTAGACTACGAGGCAGTAAGAGACACTATCAAAGAGATGGGTGTCTCAGGCAAGAAGTGGCTACCTCGGCCCGGAGAACTTCGAACTATTGTTTTAGCCAAGATTAACGGAGAAGAACTTCCTCCTGAGCCTGAAGAAGCATGGACAGTACTTCAAGCTATTGGGCAAAAGATTTATAGCGGCACGTATGATTACAACAAGCCCCATCCCGTTCTGGCAGAAACCATCAAACGGTTGGGCACAAACGCTACCGCATTGACAACCAACGCAGATCGTGCTATGTTTATCTCTTTGTACGAGAAGACACGAGAAGCGTGGATACTAGAAAGGTACGGTTATGGAACCGATTGATAACGTATTAGCACGGATAAACAGTAAAAAGTCAGGGAACAACCAGTGGGATGCAACGTGCCCTTGCCGATCTGACGACGACAATCCTTCTCTTCGTGTATCTGTAGGCCGTCAGGGACAAGTCCTGATGAAGTGCCTACGGGGCGGAGGGTGCGACCTTAATGAGATTTGTGAGTCTATCGACCTTACCACGTCGGACCTTTTTCCTAAAGACGCTGAAGCCCCCAAGAAGCCTAAGCTAAACCTAGTAGACACCTACCCTTACTACGATGAGGAAGGTTCACTAGTAATGGAAGTTCTCAGGTTTGTAGATGAACGAGGCAAGAAGACATTTAGGCAACGTCAGCCTGATGCTAATGGCGGCTGGAACTGGTCAACATCAGACTTGCATAAGCCTCTCTATAGGCTCCCCCAGGTACTCGCCGCTAAGGAAGAAGGCCGACCCATCTATGTTGTTGAAGGTGAGAAAGACGTACACTCACTTGAAGACTTAGGGAAGACGGCTACAACAAATCCTGGCGGTGCAGGTGCTGAGGGTCAAAACAAGTGGATGGCTCACCATACCGCAGCGTTGGCTGGAGCTAACGTTATCGTTATTTGCGATAATGACGAAGCAGGCTATCTCCATGCACGATCAGTAAATAAAATGCTGACCGAAGCAGGATGCAAAGTGAAGGTGTTCAAGCCTGGAAAACACAACGACGTTTCTGACCTGATTAATGCGGGTGAAGAACTTAGCGATAGTCTCATTCCTTTTGACACTAGCGTTGAAGATGACGTGGTTCCTGAAGAAACAGAATCACCTCTAGACCAACTCATCTACGATCTATCAGACTTGAAAGATCAAGACTTGTCATCAGGTGTGCTTATGGGCAGAGTTGCGTCAAGCCTTGACGCATTCATGTCACAGAAAGATCGCCAACACAGAGACAATGGTAATCTGGTAGAGTGGACACCTTTCCTAGAAACAGACGTTGATCTCTCCTACGATTGGGTTATTCCTAACGTGCTAGAGCGCCAAGAACGAGTTATTGTTGTTGCTGCGGAAGGTGCAGGTAAAACAACTCTCGCCCGACAGGTTGCGCTAATGTCTGCCGCAGGCATTCACCCTTTCAGACGAGATGTGATGAAGCCTGCCCGCACTCTCATGATCGACTTGGAAAACCCTGAGCGCATCATTAGACGAACATCAATGCGAATCTACGACAAAATCAAATGGTTTGAAAAGCACGAAAGCATGGACGCACACCTCCTGATGAAGCCTGACGGCGTTAACTTGCTGTTGCCTGCAGATAGAGCAATGATTGAAGAACACGTTGCGGCAATCCAGCCCGACATTCTATTCTTTGGTCCTCTGTACAAGGCGTTCATTGATCCCGGTGGACGAACAGCAGAATCAGTGTCTATTGAAATTGCACGATTCTTAGACTACCTGCGCCACACCTACAACTGTGCGCTATGGATTGAGCACCATGCCCCCTTGGGTTCTGGTGGACAGCGAGACCTTCGTCCTTTCGGTTCAGCAGTATGGTCACGATGGTCAGAGTTCGGTATTGCCCTAGCGCCTGACCCCACCGACCCTGAGCTTATTGAGTTCAAGCACTACCGTGGACAGCGAGAAGCCAGAGAATGGCCTGCGCTTTGCAAGCGTGGCGACACTTGGCCCTTTGAAGTTGTAGAGTTCTCTCAGTACAACTCCACGGTAGAAAGTGGCCGGACAGACGAAGAACTTAACACGGCTCTGGAAAACGAAGAGTTTGACGACGAAGTAATTAACTGGTAAGGTATACAACATGAGAAAGCGCATCCTACTAACAGGTGGACTTGGGTTCATCGGATCACACACCGTAGAACATTGGCTAAAAACGACAGACTGGGATATTGTTGTCTTAGACTCTCTAAGGTTCTCCGGCAGAATTGAAAGACTGCTGGACATTGAAGCCTACGACCCCAAACGGGTTACCCCTCTATGGCATGATCTCCGAGCACCCCTCCACGATCAAATCAAGCGACAAATCGGAGACATCGACTATATCGTCAACATGGCATCCGATTCGCACGTAGACCGGTCCATCACTGAACCAGTTGACTTTGTACAAAACAATGTAAGCCTTGCACTGAACATGCTGGAGTATGCACGAGAAGTGCAGCCAGAAAAGTTTATTCAAGTGTCAACAGACGAAGTATACGGACCTGCCCCCGTAGGACATGACCATGCAGAAGGAGAGCCGCACAGGCCCTCTAACCCTTACTCTGCATCAAAGTCTGCACAGGAAGCCATAGCTTTCTCATACTGGAGAACGTATAACGTTCCCGTATACATCACCAACACCATGAACAACTTTGGTGAACGACAACACCCTGAAAAGTATGTTCCCATGGTCATCAACAAGATACTCAACGGTGAACAAATCCAAGTACACAGCCGCCCTAACGAAAACGGCGAATGGACAATTGGATCAAGAGTATGGCTACATGCACGAAACCATGCGGACGCAGTACAACACATCCTTCAAAACATTGACCAT